CCGATGTCTGCGCCAGGTCGGCGTAGATCAGTGGGTATCCGGTCAAGGGGTCTAGCTGGAAAGCTAGGTTGTTCGCCACCGCGTCTGGGCCGTAGGTGGCGGCGCCGTAGGTCACGTTGAGACGTGACGTTTCGTTGTACGCGGTGAGTCCTCCGGTGTGTTGTGGTTGCGCGCCGTGGACGCCTAGCCCGATGACGGGCGCGAGTCCGCCGAGGGGGATTGTGGGGGCTGTGAATTTTTGCGGCCACGGTAGCGCGCTGGTGAAGTAGTCGGCGCTTTTGTTTCTCCCCTGGGTGGCGTAGTCGGTGTGTGTGTCTGGGCCGTTGCCTTTGTTGATCGCTGCGGCCGTGCCGATATTTTCGTCACGGAACCACTCGTTGTAGATGAGGTTATAGCAGCGTAGTGGTAGTGCGTTGATGATGAGTCGCTGTGCTGGGTCTACCTGGCCTGCGGTTGGTATTCCCATGTGATCGTAGATGCTGGTGGAGCCTTCGCCTCCCAGCGTCATGTCGTTGATCACTGGTATTGTGAAGTTGATGCTTGCTCCCACTGTGTCTTGTTGTCCCATGAATTGCCGCCAGTTATCCCATACGAGGCGGCAGGGGACGAAGAAAAAGAAGGTGTCGATCCTCATGCTATCGAGGATTGGGAACAGTGGTGTTGACATGCGTACGAACGCGGTGACGTCGTACTGCATGTGGTCACCTGGTAGGATTTCGTCTACGAGAAATGGAACCAGGTGGTTTGCGTTGAACGTCTTTTTTGCTGTCCAGGTGTTGAGGAATTTGCTTCGCGGTACGTGCGCGTTCTCAATCCTGGCTGCGTCAGCCTGGCTGACGAGTGTGCGTGAGTTGTTGGCTAGGTTAGCCATTGTCGGTTTCTGTTGGAGTGGTCATCTGTGCCATCTTCCATTGTGCGCCGGTAATGATGATCGCGCGGTCTGGCGTGATGGTGCAGTCTTCCTCGAGGTAGCCGAGGCGCACGAGTTGATAGTCGGTGATGTGTTTCCCGACTTGTGATTCTGGATGCGAGGCGACGTCGCCGAACATTCGTATTGCCGGCGGTTCTGCCGGGTAGGTCATCAGAGGCCCCGCGATTTCCATCGCGAGTGTGTCGTAGATGCCGATGATGTGCTTTTTCATTTCTCTCCCTCGTGGAGTTTGGTGGTTAATTTCTAACCGCCGGTGACGAGCAGCTTGCTGCGAAGTCAGCCGGCGGTTGTCAGTATTTGCGTGTTGCTGCTTTGATGCTCTGCTGGCTCATCGCGATTTTTTCTGCAGCTGCTAGTTGTTCGTACGTGACTGGTTGTTTTGCTATTTGCTTTTGTTGTTGGTCACGATCGAGGTCTTCCAGCTGCTCTGTTGTTGCGAGAGCCTTCCATGCTTCGTGGTAGTATTTTGGTACGGGCATATGTTGCCCGTTGTGTATGGCGTATTCTCGCCATGATTGTGTGTGTTCTCTGGCATTGCCTCCTATGCCTGGTTGTCTGCTCATTTGGATAAATGGCGGTTGCCATTTGCCGAGGTATTCTCCGGTTTCGGGGTCTACTAGGTCCCGAATTTTGTACTTGTAGCCGATTTTCTTACTGGTGTATCCGGCTACGTATGCTATGCGAGCTGGGGTGACCGTCTCCGTTTGAACGTGACCGAGGCCCCAGCTCTTTTCTATTTTTCCTGCGTCTGTTGTTGTTGCGCCGTAGAGGATGGCGTGGTAATGCGGTCTGTGTGTCTGTTCTCCGTACTCCCCACTTGCGAAGAACCGAATAGGTCGAGCTGGCCCCAGGCTCTTTCTGAGCCGTTTGAGCCACAGTGTGACTTCGCGTGTGCTGAGCGTTGGTGGGAGGTGAGCGTCATCGTAGGTGAGCGTGGAGAACACGGCGCTGTTGTGTTGCTGTAGTTCTAGTTGGCACCTGAGTGCCCATGCCTTAGCCGCGGCGGTTCTGCATCCGAGGCACCCTCCGCAAGGGAGGTGTAACGGTGCCGCATCTGGTGCAGGTCGATTTAGTTGGACTGCTCCGCCGTTTGTTCGCCATGCGCGAATCGGGTGGAAGCAGGCCATTGGTTAAAGGCGGATGCCTCCTCGCTGCGGCGATCGGAGGTTGTACTTGTGAGTCTTGTTGGCTCGCTTCTGGAAGCTCTTTCTACCGTGTCTTCCGTGCATTGGGTGTCTCTGCATGTGTGCCATGCTGTTTTGCCCTCCTGGGGCATTGTGGGGTGATTGCGGGGTGTCCTGGTCCACGGCCAGGACTTCAGGGGACCCCGCGCTCCCTACGCTGCGTTGAGCAGCGTTTCACATATATATATCTTGATTATATATG